GCTACTTCAAATACTCGCCCACTGTATCTACTTTCAACATTCATGCCTAAATCCATTAGATCGTCATACGCATCTAATGCCTTTTCAGCAATATCATTAAGTTCTTTATCAGCCATTTCACCTAAGCCTTTGACAGCTGGTAGTGCGGCCGCTATTTTATCAAACTCTGCAATATCTCTAAGGGTTTCGTTTTGCTGTTCAACAACTTCTTTTTTATCACGTTTCTTATCTTGCTGAATGATTTCTTTACTATCAGGCAAGTCAAGAAGTTCTTCTAATTTTTTTGTCATTATATACTCACATTAACTGCTACTATTATTTAGCCTTTTCGGCTACCCTGGTGGAACATATCCTTTTCTGTAACCACCCTAAATGACATACCTTTGGACTTTGCATATGCTCTAGCGGCTTCCCATTTGGCCATGTTTAATACAACATGTGCTTGATTATGTTTAGATTTACCAGCATTTTCCATTGTAACTTGATTATTTGGTTTTACTTCTATCAATTCAACCATATTTTTTCCTTTTTTAGTCTTATATTGTATAAAGAAATCAGGCACATATATAGTGTGTCTACCTGTTAAAGGATTTCTATATGGTATTTTTACTGCTTCACTAGCCCATGCTTGTATAGAAGGATTTTCATCACAGAATTTCATAAATGCAAATTCCCAACTACTGCGATATGTTGGGGTTTTACGTCCTACGTATTTGTCTGGATTTTTGGCTTCGAATTTACCTTGTGCAAAACGCCCCATGGGTTACCCCATTATGTTTCTTGCTTCTGTAGGAGTGGTAGTATTTTGTACTCTAAATCCTAATGTGCTAATTTTTTGTCTATTAAAATTCAAAATATTTGCAACTGTAAAACTTAATTGTAACTTATCTAAAGTTTTTAAGGTATCTAATAATTCAAATACTTTAATACCATCTATTTTTGCTTGTTGCATTAATATAGCACCAGTTGATTGAGCCGCTGGTGTATCAAAACCTTTTGATTCTAAAAACCCAATTACTGCATCTACTTCATTACTTGGATATGCAAGTTGTTTTTGATAATATGTATTAAAATAACGTTTGACTGGATCTGCACTATCAGAATCTTTTTTTACTGGTAAATTTAATTGTACTTTATCCATTTATTATTCCTCTGGAAATTCTGGTCCACTGAAACTATTTTCTTGTGCTGAAGTAGAACGTTCTTGTGAAACTTGGGCGCCTGATGCCAATGCATTTGATAATAGTTTCCCGCCACCTACTAATGCTACTGCTGTTGCAACTGTTGATAAGTTTGCACCGCCACTTCCCCCATTAGGAAAAGCTACTCCTGCTACACCACTGACATCAATTCCTGCTTTTTTACCAATGTCACCTATTGCACTACCTATTAATTCTTGTCCAACTCCGGCTTGTGTCAAGCCGCCGGCATTTTGTATAACGTTTGCGGCTTTTAGAACAGTGCCAAAAGTTACGCCATCATTAACAATATCACCTAATACACCAAATCCTCCTGCAAGTACTCCGCCTACTCCTAATAGACTAGAAGCGCCTCCACCAGCTAATGAATTTGGACTAGGTGTTTTATCATAATGTTCTTCAGCAAATCCTTTAGGTCCACCCTTACCAACAGAACCTCTGCTGTAATGTACTGATTCGTATTCTACAGTCATACTATTTTGAACAGGTTCACTTGCGTTATAATCAAGAGTATCATGAGTCCATTGACTTATCATTGGATTTACTAAAGTAAATGATGTATAATTTTTTCTTGCCATTTGGCTGATAGTAATGCTTGTAAAAAACGGTGAAAAACTATCGTTATCAAATCCATATCTATACTGTCGTCTACCAAATTGATTACCTCTGTTGTAAGGATCAAATGGCGTTGTTCCTACATCTGGTGCTCCTGCTGGTGTAGTTTTTGCATAGTTACCGTCTCTATAATAATATCTATAATATGCTTCCCACATTGCTGTAGTAACACCCATGTTATCATCATGAAACTGTATACTTACTGGTTGATAATCAATACGTTTTTGTACTACTCTTTTTCTATTGTACTGATGTTTGACATCAGTTTGAATATTATATGCAGGTAATTGTGCAGACTTAACAAGCATGTTTAGTTCGTTCATATGCTTTTCTTTTAATTGCGGAATTACTGCTACTGCATCGGGATTAATATTAAAAGTTACATGGTAAAGAAATTTTACTTTTGGACTTAGTCTGTGACTGTCGTCTACAAATAATCTAGAACCATGTGCATAGTCACCAAGAGTACCTTTAGGGTTTAATGCACCTGATACTACGTTATCTAAAAATCCGTTTAAGAAGCTCATACTAATATTTATCCTTTTGAATTATGTGGGTAGATAATTTAGTCATAAAAAAAGGGCCAACAAAGGCCCTTGATTTAATTTTTATTCTGTTTAAATTGAACCGCCACCTGTAATAGCAGTATTAACTGTTCTACCTATTGCTGTTCCTAATCCTGTTCCTTGTGGAGTTTGGATAGCATTGTCATAACGTACTGTTAATGATACAGTAACTGGTTCTGACGTAGCATAGTTAAGTGTATTATAGTTAGTGCTTTCTAAGTAACAACCGTATAATTCAAATGTCTCTAAAACGCTTGCTGTGTTAGCACCGTTACCGCCATCTAGTATTTCGATTCTAGTAACGAATTTGTAGTCTGCACCACTTGCCGCACTTGATTGTTCAAAGAAATCAAACTGTTTCTGAAGTTGTTCACCAACAAGTTTTTGGACATTGTTGCTTACGTCTTCACGTAAGTTAAGTGTAATTGGTTCCCAAGTGTGTTTACCTGCTAGATAAACTCTGGAGTTGTAAATATCAACTGTCATTTGATCAAAACTAACGCTAGGACGAGTTACGTCAATTACCTGTTTAGTTAGCTCTGTTGACGGGCTTGATACTCCAAAATTTTCAAGCGATACTCTAAAGCGGTATTGCAGTTTGGGCATCAACAATCCCTGATTAGATGCACTTGCGTTACTATCTAAAGGTACTGTTAATTTTGAAAGTGTTGAAATTGCCATTATTTGCTCCTATTACTTTTATTTATCATATTATAGTCCGCTAATTTCACCAGTGTTTTTAAGTCTTAATGGAATGTAAATAAACTCCACAGCTTTCACTGGCTCAATAGCAATATCTAAGTATAATTCATTTCTATCAATTCTACTTGGAGTATTGTTAGACTCGTCACATACAACTAGGAAGTCATATAACGCTCTTTGAGACACTAGCTCTAACATTAAACTATCTGCTTGTGCTTTGATTTCATCACGTGTGATTTTATCATTTGGCTCAAAAATGTAAGGCTTAGCAAGTTTCTTAAGTTGTGATCTTAAGTAAATTACTAGTCTTGCAACGTTGATTCTGTCTAATGCACTTGCATTCTTTGCTCTTGTCTTTTGACCAAAGTTTACAAGTCCTGCTCCTGTTAAGAATGTAATTGGGTTAATGTTGTTAGCATAAAGTGTGTCACGCTGTCCTTCATTTAATGCAATTGACTTAAATTCGCCTTCTGCATCAATAAATCCTGCGGCACTTGCATTTGTAATTCCACCACGTCTTGTACCTGCTGGTGCAAACCATGGAAACGATACTTGATCGCTTAATGCTAGTGTTCTTAGGATACCATGACTTGCTGGAACAATAACATTGTTACCTGCATTATCACTTGTAAACAAGCTCGGGTAGAACATACCTAAGTATTCATCTCTACTAACTGCGCCATTGTCGTTATCTTCAACAGCTAGTGCAGTGTTTGAACCCCAGTTGTTTAATGTAGTTCCGTCACTTGCTAATCTAAATGGAGTGTCACCTACGATAAATGCTGTTAAGCCTCTATCATTGTTAAGTGAAATCATTTCACCAATTAGTTCTGGATAACCTGGTGTTGCCATAACGTTGAATAGTCTTGACTCATCATCTCTAATATCTTGGTTACTGTTAACCATTGCTTGTAGAGCTTGAATAATAACTTTACGTTGTGCTTTACGTCCAAAGCTACCTGCGCCATCAATTTGGTTAGCTGACTCAGTTACCCATCTGTGTGGATAGTAAAGTGCCATACTAACGTCACCCATTCTAATATTTTTCTGTGTTACATCTACATAATTACGTACAAATTTCTTAACGTTAAATCCGCTTCTACGTAAGTTCCATAGCAACATACCTTTTGGATATAATGCTGGATCTGGAGCGTCAGTGTCTAAGTGATCACTAACAAGTAACTGTGGAATAGTTCCGCTTGGTGCTTCTGTAGCTGTTCCACCACTTGTACCATAACGTGCATCAGCAAACAAAATACCATCTTCTGATGTTTGATCGCCTTCATCTAGTGCAATCCATTTTGCTAAGTCTGAATTATATTTGTGTACTTGTGGATAGTTTTCTAAGTCTGCTGTAGATACCCAAATATCACCTGTTACTAGTGCTGTTGAACCGTCTTGTTGTGTAGTTGGTTCTGTTGCACTAACAATTGGTCCTAAAGGATCAGCTGAACTGTAAACGTTCTGATAACCTTTCCATGTACTACCATCGTGTACCATAATATCAACTTCGTCAACAATACTGTTGTACCATAATGCACCATCAGTTGTTAATGCTGTTGGAGCATTTGCACTTGCAGTTTGTGTTAAGATCTTCCAGTTTGAAGCGTGGAAGTCATAAGTTGCATCACCTGTTGGTGCCGCATATAAGTTTGCAGTACCTACTTTTGTTGTGTAGTTAAATGCTGTAAAGCCAATTAAGCCTAATGCACCATTTGTATCTTTAATGTGGATTTCTCCGCCATCGTTATGTTCAATAACAACTCTGTTACTTGCATCAACACTTGCAACAACGTTAGTAAAGCCTGCCGCATTAATTGCATTAGCAATTAAGTCTGCATCACTTGCCGCACCAGTTGCTGTTACGCTTAATGCTTGACCTGTTCCCATAGCCGCTTGTCCTACAATACTTTCTCTTATTGTAAATCCGTATGACTGACTGCTTAACTGTGTAGCTACTACACTTGATGTAACTTTAGTTGAAGTTGAACTGTTTCTTGCAAAAATTGTAAAATCAAATTCTTCATTTTCTGCTTCTGAAACATGTGCCTTCACATATAATGAACCTAATGCAAGACCCAAACCACCTGTTGATTTATCTAAGTTGAATAATGCTTCAACATTTGACTTATATACTGGAGCTGGATTGTCTTCCCAAAGTTTTGTAGTTCCGTTAAATTTCTTAACTTTAACTTGTACACCTAAGTTAGCGTCAGTTGTTTTGAACCAAACACTTCCTGTAGGTCTTGATTTAGTATCAGCTGTTTTAAATGCTGGAACTGCTGTATGTGGAGCAATTTCTAGTGCTGGTGAATAATAATCACCTGCTGTTAGTCCTAGGTCTGCAAGTAATGTACCTGATCCACCTGCCGCTAATCTAATTGCACCGTCATCATCTGTAGTTCCGTCAACTGTGTTTGTACCGTCACCAAGTAAATTTAGTTTACCATCAACTACACTTGCACTTACACCTGTTATACCTGCACCATTAATTACTGCCGCAAAAGCTGAAATTGTTGTGTTGTTTGATGTTACAGTTGTGCCGTTAATAGAAATAGTTTGACCTGATGTATGAGCAGTAGTTTTAGTACCTGTTACAGTTGGCCAACTTGATACCCAATCAGCTGATCCTACTTTAACCCATGCACCTGTAGAGTTTTTGTAGTACAACTTGTTAAGAGTAGTTGTTGTTACTACAGCATAGTCACCTACTTGTCCAACTGAACCTTTAGGAATGCCTGTTGCTGATTCACCAACTAATTGTGTTTTAGATGTAATAGTAAGAGGAACTTTATTAGTAAATGACTGTCCACCAGTAACAGTAACCGCGTTTCCGTTCCACTCAAATATTCCAAATTTTGTTAATGCTGTATCAAACCAGTACGTTCCATTTGCTGGATTTGCCGCTGGTGCGTTTGCACTTGGACTTAGTTCGTTTAGATCAACATCTGCTCTTACTACAAATGCTCTATTGCTAACACCCAAATAGGAGTAAGCCGCTTGCAATCCGTATTCATTAAGCTCTCCGCCGTTTACTGGATTATTGCTTGCATCTGTTTGGAAGTGTGGATCGCCGAACGTGTCTGCTAAATCTCTTTGTGATGTAATTAAAAATGGTACTCCGGCATTTGCCTTTGTAGTACCTCTTGCTGTACCTGTTCCTGAAGCATTTGCTTTGTCTTGTTTAGACGCAACAAATAACATTGGAGTAGTACCTGGTTCTGCTGGTGTGTAAAAACTCTCGTCAATTACGCTAACTTGTACACCTGGTGATATTAAAGCCATTTAAGTTCTCCTGTTATAA